ACCGTCTTTAAAGACAACCATTGCTCGCATTCCATCCATCTTAGTTTGAACATACGCTGGATATTCAATTTTTGATAGATTCTTTTCATTCATAGATGATGCTAGCATACAAGGAAACTTCTTAATGAAATCCTTTCCATAAATGGTATTGGCTGTAGCGGTTGATACACCACAACGCAAATCTTTTTTAATGATTCGTTCAACGACTTCAGCAACTTCAGACGAAGTACTTTCAAGAAGTGTTGTTAATGATCTGATAGCTTTTCCACCAGTTAGTTTCCTAGATGAAAACTTATCAAGATATTGGAATACCGCATCATCATGATTTGTTTTGATATGACGATATACTGGTATCTTCTTTATATAAAATGTTATATGTGGATCTAATGCATACTTAAGAACTTTCTTTAGATGCTTGTTATCTTTATTCCTTTCAAGGATCTCAAGTTTTTCTAATCTCTTAGTGGTAGATTCCAATTCATTTAGAATACCTAAAATTGATCTCATTTGTTGTATACTGCTCCTGTTTTGTGAAAAACCACCATAATATAATTCTCAATGCTGTACAATATTAACTATACATAGATAAACTTTCCATGATTATCTAAATGATCTGGGGCAACCCAATCCTCTGGTTTAATTAAATCTGGTAGACCAAACGGATTAGGTCTTCCTTCTTTAACACCAACTTTCTTATTCATATTAGCATCGAATACTTTGCTCCAAGCTTCATTAGCATCAACACCCATAAGGTCTAAAGTACCAATTGCGAATACACACATATCAATAAGAGCATCTACCATTTCTTCAGCATCATTATTGTCGTATGCTTCTTTGAATTCTTCAACCTCTTCATTGATACAAAGATGTCTAAAACTAACAAAATTTGTTAGCATCTCTGGATCCATTTTCTCTACAACATCATGTACACCATAATGTTGGTGCATATCATTCATATCCTTTGCCCAATCTGTACTCATAAAAACTCCGGTATTAAAATATTATTATATCACATTTTTCTATGCTTGTAAACTAAAAAATTTAGTTAGATCTTCTTGATGAAAATCTTCTATCTTCTTAGACTTGTTATCTTGAATGATGAATTCAGATTTAATCATTTCAATATTTCCTTCAAGATAACTTTTCACATTTTTAGCCATATCAGCAGCTGTTGTTACTGGAACATTTTGACAAATATGATTAAGATTTTTCTTAGGTTCTATTAAATTAAAATTTGAGGGAAGTTTCATAACTGACATAGCTTCACGAACAGTCAAATATCGATCTTCATCTGGGTGAGTAAGATATTGAGGTAAATGAGCAACAAATGCACCAATATAATCTGAAGGAACTTCAGTCGTACGGCGCATAATGTTCTTTCCTTCCATTAACTTAAGATGCTTTTTCATAGTCTTTTCAACTATATCATCTCGACCAATTTTCTTAAGCCATTCAATAAACTTTAAGTAACCACCATCTTTCTCTTCAAGATATGACATTACACTACCAGTTCGTCTATTCTCAGAAGATATTTTATCTTGGAACTTCGAATGACTTATTCCACCTTCAATCTCTTCTAAAATGTATCGATAATATAAATCATCTTTAGAAGGAATCTTATCATTTGTTAGTACTGACATTGGATCATTTTCATCATACTCAACCGATCGAATCATGTCTTCAATCTTCTCATATGGACGATCATAATATTCAAACATTGGAATTTGAGAATCTTTCCAAAAGAAGTAAAATGTTCTATCACGAACTTGACCTAGCCCATGTAAAATACTCTTAGTTTTATAAAGACTCATTACATATCCATTTTTTGAAGCAATTTTTCTTAGTTTCTTTACTACTGGAGCACCCAATTTAGTAGCAAGTCTTGGAGCATTTTCACCCCAAAATACTTTAGGCTTCATTTCACCCATAACAAACTCAGCCGAATTCAACATCCAATCATTTACTTCTTTATCACTACCAGGATTAATACTTAAACTTGATAAACCAGCACATGGACAGCATGTTGTCACAACATCTACTTGTGGGAATGTTTGATTGTCACCGACTTCCATCACGTGATATGGCACTTCATTATTATAATACTCTAATAGGTGTTTATCATTACTCGCAAACAGTGGATATGAAAGTATATATTCAGGCCTTTGTCCAAATATTTTTTCAGCACCGAGTGTTATTCCACCAATTAATGGTATTATGCTAGCATGTTTAATCATTATCTAATTTATCCTTATGTTGTTTTTTAATATGTCTGGCTAAATTGGCGGGGTTGTTTTCGTGATCACAATATGGGCATTTCTTTTTGGCATGAATGCCTTGTTTAGCATATTTCATTATGTAAAGAATTCCTCTAATGTGCATGAAGTAGCTGTTCTTGCAACTTTACGTTTGGCTATTTTTTCTGGATTCTGTTGTAAGTCTTTAAAGATAGCAAACTGACAGCATAATACTTCTGCTTGAGTTGTTTTGATCTCATTAATTTTTTCAGGAAATATACTAATATCTCCAACTTTCAATTCATGAAAAAACTCGTTGATTTCAGGTAAGCCTAATAGTTCTTTTTGATTTTCTCGTAACCATATAACTCTCTTATCATATGGTACTTCTTTTTTAGTAAGATTTGGCCATAAGTCTTTAAGAGTAGATGATGCACCAGGTCCTGGAATAACATATCTTTCATCCAAATAAGCATTAAGTTCAGGGCAAAGACTTAGATCTGAACCTCCATGAAATTTATAATAATCACCAATACCCCATTCAGATCCAAGAATTTCGCACATAGCTTTAAGACCAGAATTCTCAATCATATTTTGTAATAGACCAGAATTTCTCCAAGAGGCAATCCATTCAGCAACATTGGCTGTAGTCCCCTTATCATCATCTAAGGGATTTCCTTTATAATAACCATTAACCATACGTCTTCCAGCTGTTTGTATAGACGTATGTAACTCTGTCGTACCCCAAAATTTTACACCAGCTTTCTTTTGCTGTTCTAAGAATGATCTTAGATTTGAAGTATATACTCCAACTTCTCCCGATTCTGAGAATTCTAATTGGTCATCAGCTAATTGATTATAATCAATCAATGCTTCTTTAGGGTTTGATTTGCCAGTCATTCCTTGATGAACATTTCGTGCACCATAAAAATGAGATGCTAATCCATTACCAATCTTATCAATAAGAGGTATTGAATCATTAGTAACAATATTTTCACAAATATATCTAAGACGATCATCTGCCGTGGCCCAAAATCCAAAATACTCTACATCTAAATCAAGAGCTGCTTCAGGTACTTCATAATCTTTTTCAGGAACTACATCATATTTTACTTCCCAACCTTTTTGAACATTATGAGCAAAATATCTTAAATCCCATAATAGATCCTTATTAACATTATCCCAAAGCTTTTTAGATAACTCTGGAGAAATTACTTTCAATTTTGAGTAATTTATATTTGGATTATATCCTTTATCAATATTGTACCAATCATCAGGTACATAATCATAAGAAGGTTGGTTTGGTTTTCCTACATACTCTTTTGTTAATTTCATGCTCTAGACAAATGTGTTACAATCATTCCAGGTTTATTGAACATAGTAATAATATGTTTATGCTTCACAACAGGAAAGATTTTGTTCAATGCTTCAAATAATTTATCCATTTCTTTTGGATGATGAATTTCAATAGCTATATCAGTTACGTAATCTGGCATTTCAAATCCTTCTTTGAATATGTCATATTCACCGCCTTCTATATCCATTTTAATTATAGAAGGCTTATATAAATCTAGCTCCTTCCAAAAATTCAAATTATTCACTTTTACTTCTACTCGTCTACCTTTCTGTTTACAATCTAATGTACCAGAACATTGTGCATTATTTGATTTATTGATCCAGAATGATAGTGTATCTTCATCTTGACTAGACAAAGCACTATTTTTTGTAATAATAGGATATCCTTTAGTATTCTTAAGAACCATTTGATAATTACTTTCTTCTGGTTCATATGCAATAACTTGCTTAGCACCTCGATCTATTGCAATTTTTGATAATGCTCCAATGTTAGCACCACAATCAAATACTACTTTATCTTGAAAATCGATTGTATCATACTCTACTATACAATCTCTGATCATAGCTTTGTCTGAAGTATTTACTCTAAAGAAGAATCCTTCCTTAGTTTGTTTTACTTCAGCTTCTTGAATTGATCCTTTATTATTATAATATTTCATCTTCTCACATTCTCCAATTCAATCATATCTTGATGATCAACTTTAATAACCTTCACATTAGTATTCTCTCTAATGATATTGGCTTGAATTTCATCATCCTCATAATGTATTATAATATTAATTCCTTGATTTGTTAACGAATTCAAGATATTTACTTTATGCCAACCACTACTTTCTCTAGTCTTTTCATCAAATGGTATAGGATTTAGATAAACTATATTTGAAATATTATGTTCTTCTAAGAACTTATATGTCTCTTCACTTTCTTCAATCGATCGGCCAGTAATTATAATATCATTATCAGAACCTGGACGAATACCAATTCCATACTCGTCCAGGTTGATAACACCATCTATATCATAAGACTTGATGGATTTACTCATAATCATTCTTTGCTGATTGGAATGTATAAGGTAGATTTTTAGCCTTGGGATTATTACTCTTAAGTTGTGGCTCTGTATATCCAGTTAAATCTCTTCTAGCAAGAGCATCACATTCATATTTTGCATCTGCTGTTGTAAGTTGTACTGGTGGAGTCTTTTGAGTCCAAGCTGATGGACCTCTTAAAAAACCAACAATACCCATTTCTGAAGCAACCTTACAAAAACGAAGAGCTGAAACAACAACACCACCTGAGTTAGGTGAATCCTGAACAGATAATCTTGAAGTTAATTCATAACGGGCACCACCAAATCCATATGCAACCATATCAATTTGAGCTACCTTATTATCTGATCCAACATACTCACCACCTGGCTTTTGAAGAACAGTTAATGAAGGACCAGCATATAGTGTATTACCACCAAAATCTACATCTCTTACTGTATTTTGACCTTTAAGAACATTCTCTTTTGATACATGCTTATCATGAAGACGATCTTGTTTAGCCATATTCAAGAAGTCAGTATTAGCTGTTCGTCCAGTTCTAATATGTTCTTGACCTTGAGTAGAACCACACGCTTTATTCTCTTGAATATGTTGTGTGATTTGCAAACCAGCATCAAGCATAGAACCTTGTAAAACTTCAGATAGTCTTGAAGCACCAAAAGCAGATCTCATATCTGATCCAACAATGGTTAATCCTTTATCAATTGCTTTTTGTTCAAGTTCCATCGCATCTTCTGTAGAAATGAAAGTTGGAATACAATTAATGATATGACATCCAGCTTTCATGGCAGCATCAATATAAAATTTAGAAGCTTCTGGAGAACCAACAGGAAGATAGTTGATTAGAACATCAACCTCATGATACTTAAGAAGTTCAGTTACTCGATCAGCTTTAATAGCTGGTTCTGCTCCAACTCTAAATGAAACATTTTCAGGATAATTAAGCATATGAGGAGCAATTCCATCTAGTACTGGACCAGAATAAACTTTAGCATCTTCATGGACACAAGTATTGTCAATTTCATTTACATGATTCATTGAACAATTTGGTTTAGCTCTTAAAGCTGTGATTAGATCTTTACCAGCCTTTCGTTTATCTACATCGAATCCACAAACAAATTCGATATCATTGACGGTATAACCACCAATGTCTTCATACATAAGACCAACTTTATCTTCGGGAGTTTGAACGTAATATTGAATACCTTCAACTAGGGATTTGGCACAAGAGCCAACGCCGACTATTGCGGCTTTAATTTTCTTTGACATATTTTCTCCTTATATCAGTTTAACGTCAAATTTGACTGCAAAATTGCAGAGTAGGACGCACATCAAGTAAAGAACGATTCTAAAGTATCACCCTTTACACCATAATCATTCAACCTATATTTTGGGTATCCAATATGAATACCTCTAGGTCTTTCCATGATTTCCTTTTCAAATAGTTCTGGTGGCATATCATACCAATCCAGAGGATAACCAATAACATCACATGGTGCTTTGGTATCCATACTATTTATAATATATTTTGTTATGTCTAAACGATCTTGTCTAGATCCAAAGAAAGGATTACCTTTATACATAGTAGTTTTTGCCATCTTCCTTTCTTTAGTTTCTACTGGAATTGGTCTAGCAATTTCTACTTCAATACCTTTCTCTTGTATTGCTTTAACTAAATTAAAGTATCTATCCAATAATTCATCAGCAGATTTATATGGATCTTCAAATCTAAATAGATGATGTCTAATATCAATAGAACCAAAATTCAAAGTAAGTTTTTTAACTGATTCTGGTATCATATCAATTATAAATGAATGATCTTTTGTAGCTCCATGAAGAGTTTTACCATCTAATCGATAAATTGGTACTGCCATTGGAGCAATAGATAATGAATGAGAATCTCCAATTACTAAAGAATCCTTAATCATATCATCCATTGTAATTGTCTTAATACTCTTACATTTCTTTGATAGATCATCACAAAACTTTTCATTGAATTTTTCAAAAGTACTCTTATTACTTAATCTGTTACGAAATATTTTACCAATATCTGGCATTGGATGATCTAACATAAAAAGATCTTTATCGTAGTTTAGAAACGATAAAGATCTTTTGTAAATATCTTCTGATAGACCATCAAATAAATTTAATGAGCCAGAGTAGTTAATATCAATATAGATATATGTTACATCAGCATCATATTGAGGATGACCTTTTTCACATTCAGCATCTAATAGCTTTCCCCAAATTCTGGCATATGCAGCATTATGTGAATATTCATTACTAGGAACATTTCTCATTAATCCTGCTATCTTTTTCATATGTGTTCATTAATCCATTCTACTAATTGACCATTAGCCTTTAGAATACTCTCAACTGGGCGACGAATAATATTTTCATCATAATCAGGTAGAGGAGGAGCATCCCACATTTGATCGGTTAGCATATTCTCAACCATATCAAAATGTTCTTCATATAGATGCGAACTATTCAATAGCATTGCAAGATAACCATTTTTCAAATTAGGATATACATCTTTAAGCTCATGTCTCATTGCTGAAATCAATAATCCAAAGAATGGTACATCATATGTCAATCCACGGATATAATCAGAAGATCTCATATTGATAGTTAGATTTAGTTGATCACCACGAATTTGGAAAATACCATTGAGAGTACAAACAAAATCTTTGACACCATCAAAGCTTACTTCTGGTTTGTTGAATCGAATAAGAGCTTGTCTTGAATCAATATCATTAAGTAATGAATTCTTTGCCCATTCCCATTCAGTAATCCCATGTTCATTTGGATTATTCCATAATTGATATCCATAAGCAGAATTCAATTGACCATCTGGGTTTGTAAGACGTTGCCAAAATGTACTGTATTTTTCAATGAATTCAAGATCACGTCTACCAGAAAAATACCAAAGCAATTCACCAGCTAAATAATTCAAACTCGGTTCACGTTCAGCAGTATGAAATAATGAATTTAGTGGATTATGAATTTCCAAGTATGCATTAGAAATTTCATTGATCTTAAATCCTCTTGGAGATACATCATCTCTATCAGGGAGCCATCGAAGATCATGACCTAAATTGCGATATACACTTGAAAAGTTTTGTCCTATATATTGTCTCATTATCTATTCCTCATAATAACGATCATCCATTTCAGGATGTTCTAATTGATGGATGTATAAAATAATCATTTGTGTCATTGCATGCGTTAAATGATTCTTACCAGATTCTTCATCTTCGTCTTCACCCATCCACCAAGAATTTAGATGACGCTGAATTGATGAATATGTTCTTGACCATTCAGTATTTGAACCATCTCTACGCCAATTATAAGCTCCATATTTATCTGCACCAAAGGCAAATACTTCAGCTATTTCAAATAATACTTCTGGTGGGATCAGAGCTAGGGGTGGTTTATTCTTATCAAATTTCATATATCTATTATATCATAATCAACATTAATTGTAAACTATCTTAAGTAACTTGTTCTAACATAATATCCATCTTTCTTCTTAACAGATGGTTGAACATTTCTTAAAGCTCTTGTTGGTGTATGTATCCCGATAAATTTAAAATTAAGAGTATCACCTGGCATTAGCATATCATAGTTATCATTAAAGAATTGACCATTACGATATGCAAGCTGCTTATAGAATGTAAGATAATCAAGTTGCTTTATTTGTTCAGATTCTAGTAATTGTTGAACCTTCTTACTAGATTCTAAATTAAAATATTCTGAGAAGATTCGCTTAACATCAATCTTCTTATCATCAAAGATAAAATCATTTCTCCATACATGACTTGGCGGTTGAACTTTCTTATCTTTTAGAAGATAGTACTCCAAAGCAAGAGAATTCATATTTGGTTTATGTTGGTTGTATGTTCTCTTATTATATTCGCCATCACGATAATCAACAAAATCTTGAGTAATTATAACCTCAAAATTTTCAATCAAATCTTTCATATCATCTTTAATCATAGTTTACCTCTATATCCATCACAAAATAATAGTAGCTTAGGATCAAAATATTTTGGATAATTTTTCGGTCCTAAACTACCA